ACACCCAACCCAGCGGCCAAACCTGCAATGGCGGCGGTGGCTGGCACCACGGCCTTTTTAAGCGCAAACCCGGCTTTTGCGCCAGCGCCCTCTAACTGTTGGAATTCCTTAAATGCCTTGTCAATGCCCTTGCTGTCAAATTCGCTGATAATGGGGATTAGCACGCTCATTGCAGCACCCGTTTGTTGACGGCGGCCATAAGGTCATCAATTACGGCGCGCATGTTATCCGTGACCTTATCGTTGTTTCGCTCATACGTTGGCCACATGACGCGTGACGGTGCACCAAACAAGCTGGTCAGCGCGTCAATGAAACGGGCGCCCTGCGGGTTGCTGCCGCCGCGTTTGCCTGCCATGTCGACGATTGCCGCTGCCGGGTTTTTCTGTATCACGCTTATCACGCTGGTGCTCTTGCGGCTCGTATTCACTTTAAGTGTCACGCCTCTGCGTGCGGCGGCTTGGTCATACGGCAACAGCGCCCGGCCACGTTGTTGCCAGCTGCGTGCCATGCCCGACAATAGTTTTGGCGGGTACTGTGCTTTAATTGCCTCTGTTGCGGGCTTAACCACGTCTTTGGCGCGCGCATTAATCAGCTTGCGCATTTCGGGATCTATCTCGCGTAGCTCTTTAAGCGCCTCTTTGACGCCAAACACGCCAACCGTGGTGTTCACCGTCATTGTTTCGCCGCCTTGTTAAGTACCACTACCACAGTAGTTAAATCGCGCGTGTCAAACGGGATTTGTGGCGGCCAAAAACCCGTTGCTACCAACACCTCAGCTAATTGGCGGCGGTAGCTGCCGCGCCCGTAGGGTTTGGGTCTGTTACGTCGACGCTCTCAATTTCCATGTCAGGGTTGGCGCGCAACCACTCCGTTGCGGTTTGGTGCGTCATCAGCCGCCCGGATTGCTTAAACATGAAAAACGCCCAGCTCACCAGATCACCCATGCCGATACCGCGCCCGTCAGACACCTTGCGGCCCTCTGTGCGTTCCCACTCAGTAATGCACAGCAAATTGGTAATCACCTCTACGGGCTCGCTACCCGGTGTGACCGTGACACGTAGTTTTATGCGCATAAACCCCTCTGTCTATTGGTTGCGTGTTATTACGGTGTCACGTCTGCTGAGTACGTGCCGCCCTGAAACGTAATGTCGATTGTTTGCAGCTCGCCCAGCGTGGCGTTGATTACGGGCAATTCTGCCAGAAACGTGCCGGTCAACGTGAAACCGGGGTTGGTTGCGCTGTCTGCGGCGCTGGTCGGTTTAACAATGACGGTGGTGGTGGTGCCTACCAGCGGTGACAAAGTGGCGTAGGTTTCTGCCGCGGCGTACGTCAACAACAGCGTCAGCGTCAGCTCGTGATCGCCCAAACCTTTGGCGTAGGTGCGGGCTGTTTCGCCAAACGTGGTGTTATCCAGCGCGTCAAAACGCACGTTAAGGCTGGCGGCTGAGCACCAACCGGTAAGCGCCACGCTGTTAACGGTGACTACGGGGTTGGAAAGATAAGAGCTGGTTGCCATGGTGCGGTTATTCCTCTCGTGCTGGCTTTACTTTACGTGCCTTGCGCACGGTTTTGGTGGATACTTTACCCAACGTGGTTACGTCGACCTCGCTGGCCACCATGACGATAAACCCGCCGTCAATGAGCGCCTGCACGTTGGTGCCGGGTTTGGGTACGTACTCCTCGCCCGGTGTGCCTACCAGCGGGCTGACCACCAGCAATTTCGTAAGCATAGTCATGTGGTAGAGCTGCGCATTTCTACGGTCAGATTGTAGGCGGGCAACATGACGCCGCCTATTTCCAGCGTGGTGGGGCTGCCGTCTGTAACCGCCACGTTTTTTGCAATTATCAGCGCGCACATGTTCAGTATTGATCGCATGGCGTCAAGGTTGCTGGGGCCCAACGTGACGATTTGCAACGGGTAGGTCATGCGCACCGCATTGTAGGTAAACGCCGTAAAGCTGGGTGCGCCAATCAGTACGCACGGCGGTACCAGATTGCGTGGGTCTGTGACCACTTGCAGGCCGGTCACCGTGTTGAGCGTGGCCGCCAAATCGTCTAGCGCCTCGTTAAATAAATCTGTGTAGGCAACGGGCATTTACGCAACCTGTGGCCTGTCGATACCCAACAGCTGTTTAATCATGGGTGACAAACCTACGGTTGGCGCGGTGCCCATTTCTGTAAAGCTTGCAAACGTGTCTATTGAGCCGCGCGCCCGATACAGCGCACCGCCCCACATGATCGTGCCTAGGGTTACGTCAGCGCTGGGGCTGGTGGTCAGGCTGTCAAAGTAGCCCGCCTCAAAACGGCGGCGCCACGCCATTTGGTTGACGGCGCTGGCGCATTGCGTCAAAAACGTGGTGTCTGCTGCGGTTGCGGTGCCTATGCCTAGCCAATCCTCAATCTGTGCCGCCGTAATCCACGTGCACGTTGGGCTAAACGTAATTGTGCCGGTGGCGGCGGTGCGGTCGACGTCATCAGCTGTGCACGCAAACAATATTTGGTTGGCAACGGGTACGTCAGGGTCAAACAGTAAATCGCCCTCTGTGTCGGTGCCAATGTAAAGGTATTGCGGCAACGCGTACACCGTGAACGTGCCGTTGAACGGCGCGCCAACGCTGGCCACGGTAATGCTGCGGCCTACCTCTACCTCGTTGGGTGTCAGCGTTTGCAGTACCGCGTAATTGTCGATCAGCTGCTTAAATGTGACGGTGTAGGCCGCCATTGTGGGGCCGCCTTTACTTAGTTGACAACGATGTATTTAACCATGTCGGCGTCAGCAATGAAGGTTGCCACGTAGCCGTAGTAGCTGAACGTGCGGCCCAGCGTGCCCGGCACCTCAACCGACATGAGCCCGCGCACCTGCTCGTAAAACTCAATTGCGGCGCCACGCGCCACATAGAGCGTGCCGTTCGCAAAATTGCGGTCAGCAACAAGGTTGAGCCCAAATGGGTTGAACGTGTTGGCCACGGTCATGTTGGCGGTGCCCAATCCGTTCACGCCCATGAGACCGGCGGCGCCGGTGTACGGGAAAACCGGTCGCTTGTCTGCGTCAAGCTGGCTGCCAAGTTTCTGCCACACGTCAGGTGACACAAACACGTGATCTGGCAAAAAGTTGGTGGCAGTCAAAATGTCGGTTGCCGCGTCATACATTGCGCTGATCAGCGTTGACGGGTCATTTGCCGTGACTGTCCACGTCGAACCTGACGCGCTGGCCGCGCTGCTGATTGCGTCAGCTGCAATGTCATCTGACTTGAGCATGTATTGGCCAACAAGGTCTTGCAAAATGATCTGCAAAGCCGCCGGGCTCGTAAAGTCAATGTCTTGCACCGACAATGTGACTTGACCGGCGAGCGTGGTTTTGGTAACGACGTTTGACGCAATGACGGGCGTGGTTGCGCTTGCTGCGCTCAATTCCGTTGACTGTGCGGCAACGCTTGGGTGCGTAGTCCACGTTGGGCGGATAAACGTCTTGCTGTTGCCGCCGTCTGGCATGGCGCGCGCGCCAACCGCCGCAACCACGGGCCTGATGTAGTTGAGGTCTTGGAATACGGGGCCAAGCACGGGCACCGGCAAGAGACCGGGCGTGTCGGTGGTGATCGTGTCACCGGCTGCGGCTTGCAGCGCGCTCTGCTTGCTCTTGACAAAATCCTTAACGGCTGCCTGCACGTTGCGCAACGTTTCGCCACCAATGTGGATAGCGGCCAAATACTCTGCCGCGGTTGGCAGGTCAAATTGGCGCTTTGGTGCTGCGGGCAACGCCGGGGTTGGCACGGTTGCCTCAATTACGGGGGCTGCGGTTTCGGTGGTCATGGTCTGTGTCTCGCTTTCGGTCACGGTGCCATTATTGCGCACCGTATCGGGTTTGTGGTGGATACTTGCGGCCACGTCTGTGATCTGGGCGGCGTCACCAAAAGCGCCTACGGGCACCAGCGACAATTCGACCCAATCGGCGGCCTCAATGATCATGCGTTTTTTATCGTCATAGCTGAATTTTGTGGGGTTTACGCCAACGCTCACTTGGTCAATGGTGCCGTCTTGGGCCATGGTCAACGCGTCATTGCCCAGCGTGGTGGCGCTGATACGGGCGCTGAAAAGCATGGCCTGATCTGTCTCCACGCGCTCTGTAACCACGCCAACGGGCTGGGTTGCGTCATGGTACATAAACAGCCGCGGCGCCTTGCCCTCAACCGGCAGGCTGCCCGGCAAAAACATCACCTCTGTGTCATCACTCACCACCGCGAACGTGTTAAACGGTACGGCCACGCCGCTGATCGTGCGGCGCGGCTCGCCGTCTTTCGCTGCGTCAACACTTACGTGGCTGGCAATCAATTTGAGCATGGTCTACCTCTCTGCTAAACGTTGTTGCGTGTTTTCTGCTGGCTCGTCCTCGCGGTCAGCAATGTAATTTTCTGCTAAGTATTCGTCTGCGTCAAACTCTACATACGTGCCGCGCGGTAACACGTTATCCATGCTCAACGTCTGCGCTATCGCGTCAGCATAAATCTTTACGCCAAAAATGTAAAGATCAGCGCGCGCCTGCTGTGCGCTCTGGTATGAGTACGCGCCCGTCGATACACCGACAAGGTACGGCGGCACGTTCGCCAAACGCGCGGCCTCTAACGCTTGGTATTGGCTACTCTCAATCAAAAGCATTTTGTCGGGGCTGGTCAACGTCTCTTGGTAATCCAAGTGCTCGTTCAGCGCGGCGGTTTGGTTGGTTGCGCGCGCCGCGTTAAACGCCGCGGCCAGATCGCCCAGCTCTTGCGCGCTCAACGGTTCACCGCTTTTTTGTTTGAGTATTCCCGCCGGTATTGCGCTGGTTGCGTTGCGGTGGCGTGCGGCCTCTAAACGTAACGCGGTCTCAATGGCGCCCGGTGCGGCATAAATCAAACCCTGTGACGGGCTGAGAAACTGCACCAAATTTTCTGGGTCTAGCTGGCCGCCGTTAAAGAACACTTGTTTTGACGGTGCGAACCACACGGGGCCAACCATGTCGGTGGTGGTGATTGACCCGGCTGGCAGACGTGTAAACGTTGCGGGGTAGCCGTCAGCGGTGCGGCTGGTTATGTACCAAAAAGCGCGTCCAAAAAACAAAAGATCGTCAAAAGTCCACGACATCAGGAATTGGTACGGTACGGTTGGGTCAGGTCGACGTAACCAGCTGCGTGGCGCCAACGGCATTTTTTCCATTTCGTCACCGTTCC